ATTTGTTCGAAGTATGGCATGATGTCCCTCTTCAAAACAATCAATTCTTCACGTTGAAATCTTAAATCGGTTTCCCAATCAAGACCTTTGATTTTTGCGGAGATAGTAAGGATAAGAATATCTTTTTCTTTGTTTTTTAGTTCCTTAAATAGTTTAAGGATGTTCTTGTATATGACCACTTTGTTAATATCATAGAAATCGGAAAACTCGTTGTATTTTCCTTTGATACTCAACTTTTTTATGGCAACGCCAGTCTTTGTCAAACTCATATAGGGTTAGTTTTTGAATTAATTAATCGGTCTTACAAAGATGAGAAAGATATTTAAGATATCCAAATCATCTTTTCAACATTTCCATGTTAATTGACCGTATGTTCAATCTGAACCCTAATACAATTTTGAGGTAATCTATGTATGTGTCTGTAATTGTTGATGTAACCCATCATGTTGGCACTACCAATCGCATTTGCTGAATGGATAACAACATCCACAACTGGTTCCCCATTCAACCACCGTTCCACCAACCACTTGGTACAATCCATTCCGGTCTTCTCCAAAATGTTATCATAATCCAATTCATAATGATGATAAACATTACGATGCCATTCCGCCATTGCGGTGTCACCCAAATCATGGTCAAGAGAAATTAAACTAATGTTTTCTAAACCAATCTCGGTTACTTTTTCTACAAATTCTTCGTAAGAACGAACAATAACCCATTGGTCCTTTTCAATAGGTGTTCTTACATCGTCTAAATAAATTCTTTTTTTCATGGTATAATTCTTCTTACTAATTCTCTTCATCCTTTTTGAATGGTTTTGAATATGGTGGATATAAAATTTTCCATATTATACTTTTATATGACTTACCGTCCAACATATTAAACAGTATTGATGGGTGTGTGTATCTTTGAGCCAACTCTGCAAACTCACGTCGGTTAAATTCTTTTTGATATGATTCAAAATAAACATTTCGAATTTTATTGAATATCCATTGATATTCTTTTTCTATGTTTTCAAATCTAACTACCAAATCTCTTACAGTTTCTTTTACCCAATCATTGAATTCATCAGGTACCTTTTCAAGTAAATCATCGAATGGTTTATCGTCTTTCAAATATTCCCAAACATCTCTATTTGATACGTTGGTTAGAATTCTATGTAAACGAACATACTCTTCAAACTTTATTTTCATTCTAAAATTTGATGGGTAGAAACGAACAACAAATCCTTCACTATTCGGAGTGTTTAATTGTTTATATCTGTCAAATGTTTTTTTATTAAAAGTCACCATTGTACTTTCAACAACATCTTCTTCCGCAATGTCCGATGAATGAAAAATTGCTTGGGTGGTGTGCCAGTTCAATTCATCTATGGGTGTTGTTACGGATAAAAATGTAATCTTATCACAACCATAGTTCACTACTATCCTATTTTCTGGATAAATGATTTCACATAGGTATGTAACTTCCTTCATGAATTTACTTAAATCATATTTTGATTTAAGAATTTCTAAACCACGAATAGATTGTTCTGAGGTAAAAGAACCTCTTGTTGACATAATCCATTCACCGTCGTAAAAGAAAAGAATTCCGAGAGAACCATCCATTTTATCTTGGATGTGTGCATACTCACTATCCCAAGGAATTAGATTTTTGTCGATGACTTCTTCGTAATTAAAAAACTTACCGAATGGTTTTGATATTACTTCTCCTGAATGAGTTGTAATAAGACCACGGCATTGCATAGTAATATCATCCCACAACGATTCGTACTGTACTCTCGGTGTATAATTCCATATGTACAAATCTTTGGTTGGGTGAGTTTGTTTCATCAACAAACCATCTTTGTGATATTTTTCTAAAATTTCAATCACAGTACAATGTTAAAACGGTCTTTCATTTGTTGTAACTTATCCTCTGGTACATTGTGTATGTTTACACCACCATGACGATTTTCTACGATTACTGTATGTATTCGATAATCATATCTTTTAGCCATCTCCAAGTATTCATCCATTTCCCACTCTTGGGTAAATGTATTAGAAACGACAATTTTTTTAACCTCGTTTTGCATCAATAATGCACAACGTTGTTTACACTGATTGTGTGCTTCTTTTAATTTCGTCGGGTCGAAATTGTAGTTACCTTTACTATCAGTGAAGAAATCATCCGCAGATAATGGTAATTGTGGACTTCCGGGTGAAGTCATAATGATTTCACCTAATGTACTTTTACCTGAACCCGGTAAACCTCTTAATAGTATTAAATCTCCTTTATATGTCATAGTTGTTCGTTTAAAAAATTTGGGAGCCGTGGTGTCAAATGCAATACATTAAACTCACATTTCCACCCGAGGGGTAGTGAGCACTCATCCAAATTATTGATTTACAGTACTGTCAGTAATCTGAGCAGTTGTAGTATCATTTGCAGTTACTGCGCTTGAATCCACATTAACGGCGGTTGAATCGGTTGTTTCTGTCGATGTGGTTGATTCATTACCACACGCCGTGATTCCCATTGTGAGAACCGCAGCAAATACGAAAATATAATTCTTCATGCCACAAATATACAAAAAATTCTAGAATAAAAAAAGCCCCGATGGGAATCGGGGCTTGGAGGTCATTTTGTGGGTTCAACCCCACGGACTAAAAAACGAAAGGTTATCGGCAAAGATTTCCTTGTAGATATAAATATATATGATTTTATGAAAAATCAAAATATTTACACCATTTTCTTAAAAATTTTTAGTTGACCGTCTTTAAACTTCAAAGTTATCGTTTGATTTTCTTTAATACTACCCTTCAAAATCTCTTCCGACAGGAAATCTTCACACAAATTCTGTATGATTCTTTTAATCGGTCTTGCTCCGTACTCTTCTTGTGTGTTAAGTTCTGCAATTCTTGAGGTGACAGTTTTATCAAAAACGATGTTGAAGTTCTTTTCTTTTAATCTAACAATCAATTTACTCAATTCAATTTCGATGATTCTGCTAATCGTTTCTTCATTTAACGGGTTAAACAAAATTACATCATCAATGCGATTTAAGAATTCAGGATTGAATTGTTGTTTTAAAGATTTCTGTATGATTGATTTCTTTACCTCATGTTTTTGAGATTCGCTTGATGTTGTATTGAAACCAACCCCACCACCAAAATCAGAAACTTTCTTTGCACCAACATTAGAGGTCATGATGATGATTGTGTTTGTGAAGTTAACCTTTCTACCAAACGAATCTGTTAAATGACCTTCATCAAGAATCTGAAGTAGGATGTTGAAGACATCTTTATGTGCTTTCTCAATCTCATCAAATAAGACAACAGAAAAGGGATTATTCTTAATCTTCTCGGTCAATTGACCACCTTCATCATAACCAACATAACCGGGAGGTGAACCAATTAAACGAGATACGTTGTGTTTTTCCATGAACTCACTCATATCCACCCTAACAACTTTATCGGGGTCACCAAATAAAAGTTCAGCAATGGATTTTGCTAAGTATGTTTTACCCACACCTGTCGAACCTAAGAAGATAAACGAACCTATTGGTTTGTTTGTATCTTTAATTCCGACTCTGTTTCTTCTTATTGATTTAGATATAATAGAGATTGCTTCATCTTGACCAATTACTTTTGAAGATAATCGTTCTTCTAATTTCAATAAGTTTTCGGTTTCCCTTTCATCTAATTTGGTGATTGGTACTCCCGTCATTTGTGAAACAATTTCGTAAACATCGTTTACTACAATAGGTATTTTGTTATCCTTTTGTTTCTCTAACCAAATGTTTTTTTCTTCTTCAAGTTTAGTCAATACCTTTCTTTCTTCGTCTCTTAATTTCGCCGCTTGCTCATAGTTCTGACTTTTTACTACTTGAATTTTTCTGTTCTTTATTTCTTCAGATTCTTTTTTGAGATTCTCAATTATATCAGGAACTTTAGTGTTGATTTTCTTTTCCGAACCTAGTTCATCAAGAACATCGATTGCCTTGTCGGGAAATTGCCTGTCAGTAATAAAACGAGAACACAATTTAACAATCGTTTCTATAACACCATCATCATAGAAAACCTTATGATATGTTTGGTATGAATCCTTGAGGTTTTCCAAAATTTGAATTGTTTCTACTTGTGTTGGTTCCTTCAAAATAATTTTTTGAAATCTTCTTACAAGCGCAGAATCTTTTTCAATGTGTTTTTTAAACTCATCAAAGGTAGTTGCTCCAATACATTGAATTTCTCCTCGAGCTAATGCTGGTTTTAAAATGTTTGCGGCATCCATTGAGCCACTCGCGTTACCCGCACCAATCATTGTGTGTAATTCATCGATAAAGACAATCACATTGGGTTCGTGTTGTAGTTCGTTTAAGATTGCTTTAATTCTCTCTTCAAATTGACCTCTGTACTTTGTTCCCGCAACTAATGAAGTCAAATCTAACGATACGATTCGTTTATCCAATAGATTTGTTGGGCATTCTCCTTTTACAATCAATAACGCCAATTTTTCTACTAAAGCGGATTTACCTACACCGGCATCTCCAACAACCACTACGTTATTTTTCTTCTTTCGAGAAAGTATTTGTGCTATTCTTTTAACTTCCTTCTCTCTACCTATGATTGGGTCTATCTTACCCTCTTCCACTAATTTATTTAGGTCTCTTGAAAAGTTGTCTAAAATGGGTGTTGTTGAACCCTTTCGACCCCTTTTCGGTGTGGTTTGTTGACCTTCTTCGAAAAAATCTACTGCCATGGTTTTTGAATCTTTTATAGAAATATAATCAAAATTCATTTAAAAAACAAGTAGGTGACAATTTTTCAGTTGTTATAATAATATAACTGTCATATTGTCTACTTTTTTTAAATGGAACATACTTTGAGTACGAATATACAAAAAAAAATAAAGCTATGTTAGTATTTCACAAAGACCCCTTCAAAGATGTGTTAGACACTTTCTTTGAAAAACCGTCCCTAACTAGGGAGAATTCAACTAAACTCGTTACGAGAGATAATGAGTACTCTTTCTATCTTGCGGTACCCGGATTAACAAAAGATGATTTATCTATTTCGGTTAAAGATGGTTTGTTGAGTATCTCATATAAAAAGGAAGAAAAGGATGATATTAATTATTCTTTTGTAAGCTCCTTTAAGAAAACATATTCTCTTCCTGAGGATGTAAACGAAAAAGACATCACAGGTAAAGTGGAGAATGGTGTTTTAGAAATCCTTCTTCCCAAACTCAAAAAGAAATCTCTTGAACGTTTTATTTCGTTGAATTAATGGGGACCCCGAGAAATCGGGGTTTTCTTTTTGATATTTATTGAGTATATTATACTCAAAAACATTATGGCTATTCTATCTGAAAAAATTAATGGTAATCTTATTGAGGTCTCAATAAATTCATCAAATCTAAAATCTTCAACATACAATACTGAATCCAAATCACTTTTGGTGGAATTCAACAATGGCTCTATTTATGAGTATAATGATGTGCCGTGGGAAGTATTTACAAAATTCAGAATGGCTGAATCACAGGGTAAGTACTTTAACACCAGTATATCGAAGACATATAAGTACCAAAAAGTGAAATGAGTTTAATTAAAGAACTAATAGAAGATATTGAACAAGATAAGGACATTGTAAAATCATTTGTCCCTAAAGATTCGTTACCTGATACTATCTTTGATAAAGACGGGGAATCATTTCTTTTAAAAAAAGAAGTAAGAGAAAAATTATTAGAAATCAGTTCTGAGTTTTTAGAATTTATTGGTATTGATTTTTTTGTTTTTGATATCGTTTTAACGGGTTCTCTCGCAAACTTTAATTGGTCAAAATATTCAGATGTGGACTTACACATTCTAATAGATTTAGATGAATTTGATTCTGCTAAAGTTAATTCGACCGCATATCATCAAATAGTAAAAGAATTTTTTGATAGTAAGAAAAATATTTGGAACTCAAACACCGACATAACGATAAAAGATTATGACGTTGAGTTATATGTACAAGACATTGATGAAAAACATTTGTCTACCGGAGTATACTCAGTTTTGAATAACGAATGGATTGTCGAACCTAAGAAATTAGAGTCTGCATTTGACTTAGATGAAAAGAAAATACTAGATAAGGGTGAGGAATATGCCAAGATGATAGATAGTTTATCAGAATTGGCGGAAAATGGTGAAGACGTAACAAAAAAAGTGGATGACCTAAAAGACAAAATTAAAAAATTCAGACAGAGCGGTCTTGAGGATGGTGGAGAGTACTCCTACGAAAATTTAACTTTCAAATTACTAAGAAGAAATGGGTATATAGAAAAATTAATGTCAATAAAAACTACTGTCAGGGATAAGAAATTGTCCCTCCCACAATAGTAAACCTTAATTTTTTTCTTTATATGCATATATTTATAGGATACGAAGAATAATATATTTATCAATAATTAAAAAAACATGGCAGACTTAAAACCATTAGGAAGTGAGAAACTTCAAGGTGACGATAAACTAAAGAGAATCCTTGAGTTGACTTATTACGGTAATAAATCAAAATCCACATCCTCAGCCAAAGCTGAATATGTTACCGAATCTGTAAACGGTGTTTACGGTATTGTAAGAGAAAAGGATGGGTATTACGTAAAAAAAGGTTTAAATGAGAGTTCACTTGATTATATCGGTGGTCTATTCATGAAAAATAAAAATAGATTTAACTCATATGCAGAAGCATTTAAGAGATTAGATTTGTTAAACGGACAGGAATTACAGGAAGCAACAAAATATGTTTTAAAACCAAAATCACCTGTATCAAATGCGGAAGCCACTACACCCGAACCCGTTGCAGACATGCCAGCCGAACCGGCTCCAATGCCAGAACCTACAGCAGAAGTTCCCTCAGAGGAACCTATGATGGAACCTTCACCTGAAGAAATGCCATCAGATGAAATGGGTGGTGAAGCTAAACCATCTGATTATATGGCTGAAATTCAAAAATTCGCAGGTAAACTTGGTCAAGAATTAAGAGACCAAAAAGAAAAGATGGAAAGTGATGATATTAAGTACGTTCTTAATATGGTCATTTCAGCGGTAAACTTAGACAAACTTGAAGATGAAGATATCGAAGAGATATCGAAAAAATTCGAGAGAGACGAAGAAGAGATGGGTGGAGAAGAAATTCCCGCAGAAGAACCTGAAATGCCTGCCGAGGAACCAACAGGTGACGAGGAATTGGGTGAAATGTCAATGATGGATAAACTGGAAAGTTTTGTTAATATGCCAGCCGTTCAAGATGAAGAAATTGATTTATCAAAATACGCTGATTTAGGTTCAGTACAAGAAGACGAAGTTAAAGAAGTTGACTTGGAAGAAATTAAAAAAGAAATTAACAAAAGTATTGAAGAGACTTTAGGAAAATACTTTAAGTAAGATGCGTTTAATCTATGTCAATGAAATCGGCTCCGATTATAAAGGTCAAAGACAGTACGAATTCATCTTCAGTGAATCTGCCGAAATTGACATAGAGGAGTGGTTTGACGTTCCCGCGTCTTCTACAATGACATCGAAATCCCCAAGCATTGAATATATTGACCTTGTAGGTCTACTCAGAGACACCGATTTAGTTTTAGAATTAATACAAAATTCTGACTACTTCGGTGTTATTGATGCTGTGGATGGTATAATTGCCATGGCTTGGGAAAAATCAAACTTTGACTTAGAATCCGATAGATTATTTTTTAGATTCGGTGAGAGTATTGAGTCAGTCACAAAAAAATTAAAATCAAGAGGTTTCTCATTAGAACAACAAGAACTTAAATTTAAACAAATATGAAACGTACAGAAATCATAGAGAAATTACTATCTGAAGGTTTTACTGAAAAAACCTTATCTCGTTTGAGTGACAATCAACTCACCACTTTAGCTAAAACTGTTTTATCTGAAGAGGATGTGATGATATCTAAAAAAGACCCGCAGCTCCAACAGAAAGTTGCTAATGCTAAAAAATCAAATCAAACAATTGTAACATACGAAGAAGAAGAAAAGGATGGTGAAGAAAATAAGTCTGAGATTGAAGAATGGGTGTTGAATTTAGCGGAATCTAAATTTTCACATTTCACCTCAAAATCAGATATAATGGGAATTATTACAGAAAAGGTAAAAGAAGCCGCAATACCAATGCCGGCAACTAAAGCCACTAAAGGTCACAATGATGTACCTGAATTCATGACATTTGATGCGATTGTTGGAGCGGAACCCGCACCAACACCGGCACAACCTGAAGTAATTCCTGACGCTCCACCAACAGAAAAACCAAGTAAACCAAAAACTCCATATCAACCAGGACCTGGCACGGACCCTAAACCCAAAGCAATGGGAGAAGAAAAAAAGAAGAAATAATGGAGTTTTCTAAAAAAGATTTGTTATCTTTATTAGGTGAAAACTTAGAAGAGATGGCAATGGATTTCGATACACCTGATAGACCATATCAGGGATTACAAGACAAATTAGCACAAGGAGATACCCCGTTAAAAAAGATTCCGTTACCGTCAACCGGTGAAGAACCTAATAAGAATTTCCAAGAATTACTTGCATCTGAAAGATACAGACAAGTAGTTGCTAAAGTTAGAGAATATACGGGAGTTGAAGCACCAATGCAAGGTGAACAAGGTATTATGCCGTTGGCTCAAATGATGATGTCAGCGCATAATGAAATTGTTCAAACTGAAGCCGCTCATAGAGAAGAATTAGAGAGACTTGCAGTTGAATTAGTAATGAAAGAAATGGGTATTCCAGAAGGAGCATTACAATTCGATGCTAAGATTGTTGGGATGGGTGAAATTGATACCCAAAACTTCAATCGAGAAATGCAACAACAACAACAAAACGTTGACCCAGTCGACATCGAACAAGATTTGATGAGTGATTTGGAATCAATGACAATGGAAAAAGCAAAAAGAAGATTAATCAACAATATGATACAAGGGGCATCGAAAAAAGGTCACTACATGTATCATTATGCTGCGGATAAGATTAGAGAAATCACTGGTTCAGATAGAATTATTGGTCAGTATGGTATTCTTATGTCAATCAACGATACGTTGTATTGGCAATTAAGTGATGAAACCATGAAAATGATGATGGGCGGACCTGAAGGTGGTGGTTCTGTTGGTGGTAAGGAAGAGGTAAAAAGAAATACCAATCCCCCAACAATCGTTGCTCGAGGTCTTAATTTTCCGATTCTTGTTCATGAGTTAATTAAGGGTGTTATGGAATTGTTCGCAATTCAAGGAAGACCTACAGATGAAGAAGGTAATGAAGATGCCGAAGCGTGGTCAGAAATTGAAGGTTCTGAGGATACTCTTGAAAAAGAAATGTGGGATTTACGTTTAGGTCCCGCAATTTGGGATAGAATTAGAAGACAATTTCCTGATGAAATTTTATTAGACGAAAACAAATTTGAATTACAAAACTACTTGTTAGTTGAGATTTTCAAGTTACCGGCAAAACACTTTTTGGTATTCATGAAAGAAGTACTTTCAGGTTCTGAGAATGGTAAACGTTTAATGAATGAATTAATGACCGGTATTGACCAAATGTTTAAAGACCAAGACTATCAAGACGCTGTTGCAGCATTTAACGAAGACTTAAATAATATTACCGATAACACTGATGATGACGATTTGGGGGACTTTTTAGGAAGTCTCGGAATAAAGTTATCAGATGATGATGAGTAAGTGAAGGGTGGTTTTACCACCCTTTTTTCATATTTATATATATGACAAGAGTTGAACAACTTAAAGAGTATGCTAGAATACTAAAGGATGCACCATATTCGTTAAAGACGTATTTGCAGACTTATGATAATACACAGAAGAAATTCGTTCCTCTTGAGTTATTTCCTGACCAAATACAGTTGATTCAGGATTACGAGGATTACAACGAAAATATAACAAGAAAATATCGTCAGGCGGGTGTATCTACTGTTACATCGGCTTGGATATCAAGAAGATTACAGCTAGCCAAACCCGAGAATCCTGAGAGAGTTCTTGTAATTGCTAACAAAAGAGATACTGCAATTGAAATGGCGAATAAAATTCGTCACTTTTTAGAGCAGTGGCCCGATTGGATTAATGTTGGGTTTTCTCCCGATAAAAACTCTGAAAGTAGATTTAGATTAAATAATGGATGTGAGGTTAAAGCCGTTGCGACATCTGCGGATGCGTTACGTGGTTATACCCCAACAATCCTTGTATTTGACGAAGCTGCATATATCGAAGCGGGTGACGACTTTTGGGCGGCATCTATGGCATCTCTTTCTACGGGAGGTAAAATCATTTTAATCTCAACACCAAATGGTTATGACCCAATTTATTACGGTGTTTATGACCAAGCAATCAGAAAGATAAATGACTTTCATATTACTGATTTAAGATGGTTTAAAGACCCTCGTTATACTAAAGACCTTAGATGGGTTAAGTGTAGTGATATTACACATTACATGTTAAATAGAGAACAGTATGACGACAATGAAGTTGTGATATATGAATTTGACATAAACAAATACCAAGAATATGAGGAACAAGGATATAAACCGTTCTCGTCTTGGTTCGAATCAATGTCAAAAAAATTCAAGTATGATAGAAGAAAGATTGCACAGGAATTGGAATGTGATTTCTTGGGTTCAGGTGACGGGGTAATTCCCGGTGATGTGCAAGACCATATTACCAAGAACTTTATTCGAGAACCAAAAGAGAAGTACATGCAAGGTACTTTTTGGCAATGGAAGGAACCTATACAAGGTCATAGATACATTATGGGTGTCGACGTAAGTCGTGGAGATAGTGAGGATTTTTCATCAATTAATATTGTTGATTTCGATGAAAGAGAACAAGTTGCGGAATATATTGGGAAGATACCACCCGACGATTTAGCATCTATTGCATACAAATGGGGTATTCTATATGAAGCATTTATTGTAATTGATATTACAGGTGGTATGGGTATTGCCACATCACGTAAGTTACAAGAAATGAACTATAAAAACCTGTACATTGATGGTGTTAACACTCAAAATATTTGGGATTATAACCGTAAAGCACAGGATAAAATTCCCGGTTTAAATTTCAACAACAAAAGAACCCAAATCGTTGCAGCATTTGAAGAACAACTAAGAAAAGGATTCGCCGTTAGGTCAGCAAGACTGATGAACGAATTAAACACATTCGTTTATATCAACGGGAGACCTGACCACATGAAAGGTGCTCACGATGATTCTATTATGAGTTTATCAATGGCACTCTATGCTGGTGATATGTGTTTCAATCAGTTACAAAAGAACGAAAACGCAAATAGGGCGATGTTAGAATCTTGGACAGTTTCTGAAAGAACATATGAAGCAAACAGAACATTCTATTCATACGGTTCTACTATGGATTCTGTGGGGGCTATGTTCGCCGGAAATAATGGTAATAACAATCATCCATTAGGTTCCCCAACAAAAGACCATTACAAGGAATACTCTTGGTTATTTGGTAAGAAGAGGTAATACGACTTTATTAAAAGGATAAAATTATTTATATTCTAAAGAAAACTATTTATATACATGGCAGATAATAATTTAACAGTATTTCAGAGATTAACCAAGATGTTTGGGTATCCCGGAGCAGTAAAATCTGAGGAGGTCCCATCTTTTAATTTTTCTAAAGACGAAATACTAAAAACAAGTAGTAGAGAAGATTATGAAAAAGCAATGTTACAAGCGCAACAAAGTCAGTACATTGCAGATAAGTGGACAAAACTTGAACAATCCCTTTATAATCAATCTGTTTACTACGAACCAAATAGATTAGCAGCATATTATGATTATGAATCCATGGAGTTTACTCCAGAAATTTCGGCAGCACTTGACATCTACGCTGAAGAATCTACGACACTTTCTGAAAAGGGCGATATTTTAACCATATTTTCAGAATCAACAAGAATTAAAAGTATTTTAGAAGATTTGTTCATCAATCGTTTAGATTTGAATACGAATCTACAGATGTGGGCAAGAGGGGTTTGTAAATACGGGGATGATTTTGTTTATTTAAAAATTGACCCCGAAAGAGGTATAATTGGATGTCAACAATTACCTAATATTGAGATTGAAAGAATTGAAGGTAGAGAATCAAAAACTCCACATCAAAGAGATATTAAAGCACCTACAAGAGAATTAAGATTCCAATGGAAGAATAAAGAATTGGAATTCCAAGCATGGGAAATTGCACATTTTAGATTATTGGGTGACGATAGAAAGCTTCCGTATGGTACTTCCATGTTGGATAAGATTAGAAGAATTTGGAAACAATTACTTCTTGCGGAGGATGCGATGTTGATTTATAGAACGACAAGAGCACCTGAAAGACGTGTATTCAAAGTATTTGTTGGTAACATGGACGATAAGGACATTGAAGCTTACGTACAACGTGTTGCCAATAAATTTAAAAGAGACCAAGTAGTTGACCCAAGAAATGGTCAAGTAGATATGAGATATAATCAAATGGCAGTAGACCAAGATTATTTCATTCCTATTCGTGACCCGGCACAAACAAATCCAATTGAAACATTGGCGGGAGCTCAGAATTTAGGTGAGATTGCCGATATAGAATATATTCAAAAGAAGATGCTAGCTGCACTTCGTATTCCAAAAGCATTTTTGGGATTTGAAGAAGTTGTGGGTGACGGTAAGCAATTAGCATTAATGGATATTCGTTTCGCAAGAACCATTAATAGAATTCAAAAATCATTAATTCAAGAGTTGAATAAAATCGCTCTTGTTCACTTGTATCTTCTTGGTATGGAAGATGAGTTAGATAATTTCTCACTTTCATTAACCAATCCGTCCGCACAATCCGACTTATTAAAGATTGAACAGTGGAAAGAAAAAATTGAACTTTATAAAAACGCAACCTCAGACCAATCTCAAGTAGGTATCTTACCTGTGTCACATACATGGGCTAAGAAGAACATTCTTGGTATGAGTGATAGTGAGGTATTACTTGACCTACAACAACAACGTATCGAGAGAGCAATGGGATTTGAATTAACAAACACTCAAAACGTAATTAAACGTTCTGGTGTATTTGATGATGTTGACGCGAAATACGGTGTACCTGAGGAAGAAAGACAAGAAGGTGGAGAAGCACCGGCAGGTGGTGAAATGGGTGGAGGAGCCGAAATGGGTGGAGGAGCCGCAGAACCGGCAGCAGCGGAACCCGCCGCACCGTTAAGTGAATCCACAAAACGTCGTAATATTTTAAGTATGTTGGGTGAGGGCGATAATTTAAATGACCTTTTTGATGTCAATAAAGCCCAACAGAATATTTATGAAATAGAAAATAAATTAAAAGATATACTAAACGAACAATAAAATGTCAAATTTTGGTGATGTAAAAACAAAGTTGTTAGTAAAACTAACAGAATCATACACCTCTGATAAAAAATCAGATGTCAAGGAATTATTAAAACAAGTTAAATCAAATAAGAATTTGATTGAGATGTATTTGTTTTATGAGGATGTTGAAAATAAACATATCCCAAGTATTGAGACCGCTAAATTGTTTGTGGAACAAATCGAAACTCTTTTAATTCAAAAATCAAAACTTGTTAATGAAGGTATCTCAACATTAACCGAATCGTTAAAAGAAGTTGCACCTAATAAAAACGAGGTATATGAGTGTTTAGATGTATTGTCTGAGGAAACAACACTATTGAATGTAGAAAAGAAGGTTGTATCTAAAGAAAGATTAATTAAACACCTTACGACCTCGAAACAAATTCAGGTAGAAGATGTTGCTCCACATACGGATAACCAATCATTATTAAATGCAGTTTTAGTAAACAATTTCAACACTAAGTTTACTGACTTCATGAATGAAGAACAAAAAGAAACATTTAAGAAAATTGTTTCGATGAAGGATGGGGAGTTATCTGTAGAAATGAATACGTTGAAAGAATCGATGACTCAAAAGTTTGATACTTTAATATCAGGAGAATCCGATTCAACGTTAATTGACAAACTTAAAGAAGCAAAAAAAGAAGTAAACGAATCTACAGTGAGTAAATTCAATTACTACAGATTGATTGAACTTAGTAAAAGTTTAGATTAATCTTGTGGTCCGTTTAGCTTCTCTTTGTAGATAGCTTTTAACTTTTGTTCTCTTTTTAAGACTGAGGGTTTCACAAATTCTTGTCTTTCCCTTAATTGTTCAGTCTGTTTTGTTTTATAAACCTTGTTTTTGTACTTCTTTAGTGCGATTTCAAGGTTTCTTTCTTTTGTAACGTCTACGATAATCATAAGTGTCTTTTTAAAAATATAATTTAAATATTTGGATTTTTTAAGTTTATTCTGTATATTTTAAATACACCATAAAAATACTAAGTATGAATAATATTAATGAAAAAGGGCAAGTTTATTACAATTGGTGTCCACAATAACGTAAAGATAGGTTATGGCACCGTTGATTACAAAAACCTAAAAACTATCTACATCCAATTAAATTCTTGGACTCAACCAAATCAGGACGATTGTGATTTCGATAAACTAATTTCGAAAACAAGAAGACAAATCAAAAATAAAATTTACGACCTAAGATGTGAGTATTTTAAACCACAATCTATCGTTGACCTCGACATCAAAACTAGCGGGGTTAAAACAAATAAAAGGTCATTTATGGATTTAGAGATAACATTATACGTTGAGAAATATTTTGACGTTAAATCAAAAGAGATAAAACAAATAGTATCCGACATATCTGAAAATATTATAGATACCGTTTTAACTGATGAAACTTTGTTTAATTTTTATAAAACAAAGAATTAATCTGTTATTGGGGTATTTATATATAAAAAGATAAATGAAGATACTTGGACCTAACGAGACCGGCAAGGGTATTTTAATCGAATACGACGCGGGTCATATATCTCCACAAGAAAATCAAAGAATAATATCCGAGATGAAAGATACAGACTTTTCTCAGGATATTATTCTCTATGCCGTTTTACAAAAATTCGATACTCCAAATAAGAACGGAAGGATTTATCCTGAAATGTTACTTAAAAGAGAAAACGAAAAATATCAAACACTTATAAAGAAAGGTGGTGCCTTAAATGAATTAAATCACCCCTCATCTTCACTTATTGACCTTGATAGGGTATCACATTCTATTATGGAAACGTGGTGGGATGGTAAAATGTTAATGGGTAAGATAAAATTATTTACTTCTCCAGGTTGGAAGAAGATGGGTATAGTTAGTACCAAAGGAGACCAAGCCGCAATGTTATTAATGAATGGAGCAACATTAGGTATATCATCAAGAGGTGTTGGTTCATTAAAAAATGTAAAAGGTCAAAACATCGTACAAGAAGATTTTGAATTGGTATGTTTTGATTTAGTATCGTCCCCATCAACTCCCGGGGCATACGTTTTTAAGGATTTAGGTGAGAGAGATAACTATGCGGAATCTATTGAGGAAAGACCAGAATCAATTGATAAAATGAAAAATCTAATGTCAAAATTGGATAGATTTTTATCTAAATAAACAATTTATTTTAGGTTTCAATATCGTAAAAAGTACTTTTTTACATAATCATAATATTTATAGTTAAATAAAATTTCCAAATGAGCGAAAAATCAATTTTAGAACAAGCATTACTTCAAGTACAGACTCTTGAAGAGGCAGTAAAAGCAAACGCAAAGGGTATACTTGCTTCTACCATGAAACAAGAACTAACAGATTTGCTAAAAGAATCATTGGAAGAAGAGGAAGAGGTTGTTGCAGAACAACCCGATTCTGAAGAAGAGACTCAAGACGATGTACCAGCCGAAGCTGGGGATGAGGAAGGTGGTCTCGATAACGATGAAGAGGGTGATGAGGAATCATCTGACGACGAACTATCTAAAGACATTGAATCATTAGATTCTGAAGACGAAATGGGTCCAGAAATGGATGACATGGGTCCTGAAGGAATGGAAGATGATGACACTGTTGATATGACTGACGCCGACGAAGACGAAGTTTTAAAAGTTTTCAAAGCAATGGGTCCTGAAGATGGTATTATCGTTAAGAAGGATGAAAACCACATCGAACTTGAAGATGGTGATGATGAGTACATCATTAAGTTGGACGAAGAAGAAACCCACGAAGAAGAAACTATGGAAGAAACTTTTGACGAACCTATGGAAGAAATGGGTGATGTTGAGGAGTCTATGGTAGAGCCGGCACCTGAAGTTTCAGAAGATTGGAACGAAGGTGAGGAAGTGGTTTACGAAATCGAACTTGATGAAGAAGGGGAAGAGTCAAATGAAGAGGAAGTATCTGAAGAAACTTTTGACGAACCTCACGAAGAAGAAATGGGTGAAGCCGCAAGAACTAAGTGGAACGCACATGGTGACAAAGGTGAAGCTGAAAGAGCAGGTATTAAGAGTAAAAAAGTATTCGCAGCAGGAGCAATCAACGAAGAAGTTGAGAACTTGAAAAAACAAAATGCCGAATACAAGAAAGCTCTTGTGTTGTTCAAAGAAAAGCTTAACGAAGTTGCTGTGTTTAACGCAAACTTGGCTTACGCTACTCGTTTGTTCACAGAACATTCAACCACAAAACAAGAAAAACTTAACATCTTAAAGAGATTTGATTCTATCTCAACCTTGAAAGAATCGAAAAATCTTTATTCAACAATTAAAACTGAATTAGATACTAAAAAACCAATTTCTGAATCAGTAGTTGATAAGATTACTTCGGCACCAAGTACTTCGTCTTCAACTGAAGTTCTTTCTGAGTCAAAAGCTTACGAGAACCCGCAGTTCAAGAGAATGAAAGATTTGATGTCAAAAATAAAATAATAAACATAAAATAAAAACCAAAAAAATACTAAAATGGGAGCATTATTAGAATCAGGTATGGTTGGTAACATCGGTCTAAAGCACCTTCGTGTTATCAAAGAAGATACCATCAAAAAATGGGATGATTTAGGATTCCTAGAAGGTCTTGACGGCCATCAAAAAGATAACATCGCACAGTTGTACGAAAACCAAGCGTCTTACTTAATCAACGAAGCAGCAGTTTCTGATGCTAGTGGTTCTTTCGAGACCGTAGTTTTCCCTATCATCCGTCGTGTTTTCTCTAAATTATTAGCTAACGACATCGTATCAGTACAAGCAATGAACTTACCTATCGGTAAATTGTTCTACTTCATACCTAAAATCCAAGACACTAAGCAAGCACCATTCGGATATCCAAATTCCGAAAGTAATCCAGGAGCTGGTTATACTTCTTCACAAAGTTTGTATGACCGTTTCTATGAGGAAGATGATTCTGCAACTTCAGGTATCTTCGATTACTCAAGAGGAGCGGCTACTTCAGTAGCAGCAGCACCTTTCGCGTTCGTAACATTCAACAATGGTGCGGTAACTGAAAGTACTGCGGCTTTGTCTGGTTCAGTATCAAGTGCGATTGTTGTTCTTAGTGGTTTCACTAAAGATGGTCAAGGTAAAATGGTAGGTGCTGATGGTAACGTGATGGACACTGAAGAATTCTTAGCTTCATTAGCAATCACTGTTACTGGTAACACAACTGCAAACAATGGCGTTAAAAACTTCAACGTTGTAACTCAGAAATACGGTAAAGGTATCGTTGAGTACGGTCAGAAAGCCGGTAGTGGTGTAAATAAGTTCAACGACATCTGTGATGAAGAAGGTAAAATTTACTTGAACGTAGATTTCGAACTTTATGACGCAACAACAGGTTTCAGTGCTGCTGACTTTACAAACGACTTAGCACTTGCTAACATCGTTGTTTCTTACAGAACTTACGAATCTCTTGAATTCGAAGAAGAAATCGGTGAAGTATCTTTCGACCTTCAATCAGTAACAGTTTCTGTAACTGAAAGAAAGTTAAGAGCTAGCTGGTCTCCTGAATTGGCTCAAGACGTTTCTGCATTCCACAACATCGACGCTGAAGCTGAATTAACAGCTTTATTGTCTGAGCAAGTTGCGGCAGAAATCGACCGTGAAATCTTACGTGACATTCGTAAAGGTGCCGCTTGGAGAACTAAGTGGGATTACAACGAGTGGAAGTATGGTGCTGTTAGTGGTACACCTTTCATGGGTTACACTCAGAAGGATTGGAACCAAACTTTGATTACCAAAATCAACCAAATCTCTGCTCAAATCCACAAGACAACTCTTCGTGGTGGAGCTAACTGGGTTGTAGTTTCTTCTGAAGTTTCTGCAGTATTTGACGACTTGGAGTACTTCCACGTTTCAAACGCAGGTCCTGAGCAGGATTCATACAACATGGGTATCGAGAAAATCGGTTCATTAGCTGGTCGTTACCAAGTTTACCGTGACCCTTACTTACCAGCAGGTAAAGTAATCATCGGTCACAAAGGTAAGTCATTGTTAGACGCTGGTTACATCTACGCACCGTATGTACCTCTACAGTTGACTCCGACTATGTACAATCCGTTCAACTTTACCCCAATTAAGGGTATCATGACGAGATACGCTAAGAAAATGGTTAACAACCGTTACTATGGTGTAATCGACGTACATGGATTGGCTACATTCAGTCTTGACACTTTAAGATAATCTTTATCTTAATATAATGAGAAGGGGACCCAAAAGGTCCCCTTTTTTATTTGTATATTCTAAAAATATAATTATATTTGCTTTGTATGTCAAAAATTAGAAAAATTCAGAGAGAAGAAGACATCGAAAATATCGAATACGAGAAATTAAGATTAGATGTCTTAAAGGGTTTGATTGACAGTAGGAATATTGAGTGTAAACAAACCAAAGAAGAGATGATAAAACATCTCAAAATGGATGATGAGGGTAAATACATAAGACCCGTAACATATCAGAAACAACCTGACGACACGTTTATTGTGGGGATTGCATTAAATGATGGAAAAAATTTACAAGAAATGGGTAGGTTAGTGGAAAAAAATATAGCAAAAAGTATGGGTCTTTACTGTAACGACAGAATTCATTATATTTCTAAACAAAAATTATTATGAATTGGACCGAATACTTTTTAAACATCGCAGAACAAGTAAAACTTAAATCTAAAGACCAATCTACACAAATAGGTGCGGTTATCGTTGGTCAGGACAATGAGGTCCTTTCTACAGGTTATAACTCATTCCCGAGGGGAATGGACGATTCAATACAAGAACGTCAGGAAAGACCTGAAAAATACTTTTGGTTTGAACACGCGGAAAGAAACGCAATTTATAATGCAGCAAGGATTGGTGTTTCTTTAAAGAACTCCACCATTTATCTAACTTCGGGTTTACCCTGTATGGATTGTGCCAGAGGTATTGTTAATTCAGGAGTAAAGGTTGTGTGGTGTAAACGTGTGTGTACCACTAAAAACAAAGAAAAGTGGGAAGAATCCCAATCAAAAAGTATGCAATTACTTAACGAGTGTGGTGTCCAAGTGTTTTTTTACCTTGACAACTAAATCTCCCGTCCCTTTAATGATTCGATGATAGGTACCCTCAGGAATAAAAATGGGGGTATTTTTTTTTATAATAATAGGTAATTCATCATCCATTTGAAACATCCAATCAGTATCATATTCACAAATGACAGTTCTATCTTGCTCATCGAAATGCCATTTAAGTTCCATTTCAGATAAATCTGATGAAAATGTTCTAATGTGGAATCCGTCTTGTTGTTCTTCTTTGAATGGAAAATCCATTACCATGGGTTTGATGATTTGATACCTAAAGCTTTGCGATATCTTGAAACATTACAACTCCAATATCCCGCTTTAGTTCTATCTTTCTTTTGGTCACATTTGTGACGAGCTCTAAATGATTTGGCGGCTGCTCTATTGTTGTTTCTTACTCTTAAATTCGGGTCACCAAAAGTTACTTTAACTATGTTACCACTATTATTTTTTACATAAACAGCAAATTTCTTGGGACCACCTGGTGTTCTAAACGGACGATTTAATTTAACATTTCTACCTCTGTGTTTAGCTTCAACAAGATGTTCTTCTTCATCTAAAACAAAGGGAATATCTAAATAAACCTCTTCACCCTCATAGATACCTGTTTGACCTATATCAGTCATCAGTAATTCATAATCCTCACCGAATACCTCAAGCACTCCTTTGTTTAACAATTCTCTCGATTCGTTAAACAAATCAAAGAATTTTTGAGAGTAGATACGATATACATTTTCTATTAAGGGTTTCTCATTAGTAACATGATATGTTAAACCTTCACTTAAAACGATTTTAGACTCATTTAAGGACTTTAATCTCGGAGCGGAGTAAGACTCCATAACTTCAGAGAAATCCAACGTAATGGTCTTATTTTCATCAAAACGAGTATATGTTGGGGTATTTCCTTTACCGACTTTAGGGTCTTTCTTTTCTGCTCGTCTTTTTTGTTGAGTCATTGACTTTTTTTCTTTTTTATCATACGAAGAAGCAACCTTTGGGGTTTCTTTTGATACTTTCTTAGAGGGTCGACATTTTGGATACGATTTACCATCTGCATCCTTTCTTCCACATGGGGGGTGTTTACCATCTACCTTACGGCTCACATCAACCCATTTCTCCTTAAACCAACGTCTAAGGTCTTCCTTTAAGACTTCACCACTTTCAAGACACTCTTGGATATACTTTTTATCTTCTTCGTTGACTATAATCTTCATATTATTTACACTTTTTCCAACGACCGCCCTTTGCTTTATAGTTTTTTGCCGCCCAACCATTTGCATACGCACTTGGGTAAACGTCAAATTTTGCTTTTGCTGCCGCTTTAGATGCGGCCCATTTAGAAGGACTTGTGGGGCAGTTTTTACTTTCGTCTATTTGATATTCTTCACTTAATAAACTCTCATCCATTTCAGTGTCACCACCTTTGGTTTGATTCATTAAAAAATCAAATACTTGGTCTAATAAACTTTTTGCTTCTGCAATATGGTCTTGAGCCCAATCGTGTTGTTTAAGGATTGAATCAATTTGATTTTTATCTTCGCCCATCAACAATTCACATTGTCTCTTCATTTGTTCTATGTTACCAAAAAACATATAGTTTTCTTGTTCAGGCATTCCGCCCTCTGATATAGTTTTAAGGTGTTTTCTGATAAGATTTTCTATGTTTTTCATAATCTATAAATATTTTATTTTTCTGACAATATTTCGAATTTTACATAATCATCATAGAATATCTCTTCAGTATGAGTTTTTGCTTTAAACTCCATAAAATATTCTCTTGGAATCATATATGATGTATCTAAATAAAATGAGTTCTCCGTTGCGGTCATATCGACTTGCGACCAGTCATAAACAATAACATTCGTTTTACCTTCCTTTACAAAAATTCTATAATAAACGTCCTCAAATAGTTGTGATTTAGGTACATCGATTGATTTGAACCATAAGTTTATCTTTTTTAATTCTCCACGTATGATTCTTTCGTTTTGTTTAATACCTGAAAACTGTACAACGTATTTTTGTGCTTCGGTTGGGTTTGTCCCGAATGAATAATAATCAGTAAAGGGTTTTGGTACAAATTTTTGTGTAACATCAGAAATGTTAACACCATCAATTTCAAGACCTTTCCATTTATCAAAGAAAAATCTTTTACCGTCACAAAGTTGTCCTGAAATACCAAAAGTAACTTTATAAATACCTTTTCTAATTTTTGTGGTTGTTAAGTTAGATAAACCCGAAATTACCGTTCCCGAACTGTTTAAAATATCAACAGTTGGTAGGGCATCTAAATCATAGAAATTGGTACCCTTTGTTACATATAGATATAAGTTATTTAATCTCTCACCAATAAAACTCTGACGATGGTCTTCTATAGTATCATCAAATGCGGTTTCAACAAACGGTTCGTAAAAAGTCTGTGTATATTTTGTAAAGAATGCCACCGATTGGTCAAATTCATCGTCAATGTTTTCATATAGGGTGGCGAAAGCTAAACCTAAACCGTGATTAGTATTACCTGAAAGAACAATACCATTTACATAGTTAGTAATCTCAAGATTAATGTTTTCATCCCCATTATCAAAATGTATGGTACCAACAATTGTTGGGCCGCTCTGATAAACACCCGCGGTTGTCCATTGATTTAATGTGGTTCTATAAAACCAGTTTGATGGTCTTTCATCAAATGTCTCATTACCTGTAGTATAGTCATATCCACCATCTTCATAATCAAAACCAACACCCTCATCCCAATTTTCGGGAATTTGAAACAGTATTAAATCGAAAGATGTGGTTCTTTGTCTACCCGTATTTCTTTTTTCCCCCACTAATTGTGAATCACCTGAAATGGTATTAGTCATTTTAAGGTAATGTTTAGTGTTTGGACCGATTACCAAATCACCATTTTGGATTTTTAATATAAGGTCTGTAAAATCAACCTTAAAAAGGAATTTAGAAAAACCTGAACCATAAAAAATCTCAGTGGTTGGGTTTTTAGCCGTGTTAACCGCCTTGTTTTTTATAATTGTGTTGTTTTTCTCGAAATATGAACGGAAATATGACATCTTTTTATTTTATAAATATCAAATTAGTTGGTTCTAACCGATTTATTTAAAAGTTCCGCCTCTAACTTATTATACAATTCAACCATGGTATCATGAGCATCATATGTTCCTCTAGCATATGGTTTATTAATGTTGTGTGTATGAGTTAAAAGAACATTGTACATTGACCTTAAAAACTCCAATAAGACCTCACCTCTTACAATTGCATAAGTATTTGGGTCAATGTCATTCAAATAATCATTTTGAGTGTATTCATATGTATCTAATTTATCAAACTGTATTGTTTTGTTTGTGAAATTAGTATCTGTTGATAGAAGATATATTTTATCTGAAGTTAAACTTGAGAATGTCTGTTCTCTTGAACTCGTATCCTTAATTAGTGTTTCAACAACCTCTTCCTTAGGAATTGGGGGTGCTGAGAAACGACTTGAAGACCAAACCAAACTACTTTGTTGAACCCCCTTAGCCAATTTAACACCGGTAAGTATAGAATTTTTTCTTTCTAATTCAGTGGTATTTGGGGTTGATAGGGTTCTAAGTTGTGGGGTAGGTCTAAAGAAAAATGGGTAAATACCGGTTAATTCTTCAGGTGAATCAAATTTTTTATTAACGTCAGCACTAAATAATCCCACAAACCCATCTTCTTTTATTTGTAATAAATTTGTTCTAATTTCAGAACAAATTTGTCTAATTTTACCATCAATAGAAGATAAATTATAATCAAATTTAGAAGTCATGTTTATACTTAATGTCGGGGTAGTTGTTGACCCATCATTATTAAGTAAAATACATAAATTCTGTGGCAATTCAGTAAATTCAGTAAATGTATTACTTTTGAATAAGTCACCATACACACCTGTATTAATCTTATAAACATAGAAATTTACTGTTGTTGGTGCGGTTAAACTATTAACGGTATACTCAATAACATATTTTAAATTAGCATTTTCATATGTTATTTTTTTTACTGTTTCGGATTTTAATAGTCGTTTTTCTGGAAATTTTTTAAGGTGAAGTTTAGCAACTTTTTTAGATGCAATAGGGTAATTACTTAATCTCTGTCTTTCTTTATCATTAGCACTTTCTTTTGATAGTAATTTACCACCTCTTAAAACGAGACCATTTTCGGTTAATACAACATCAGAACCAAATTTACCTGATACTGAATAATCCGTGTTTTTAGGTAGTGTGTCCTTACAATCCGCCGGTAATTGACCATTGGTAAAAATATCGACCTTATCTTTAACCCCCGAACCAAAAGTTGTTGGAGAAACTTGTTGAGAGAATGTTTGTCCATTAAAATCAAATCTGGTTGTAAATGGTCCTGCTATGTATTCTTGGTTAACGGTTGTTTTCTCCGTATTGTATCTAATTACTTTAACAGTTTGATTTACTTCAGGAATAAAATTGATATTGTTTGGTAAAAATGGTATTGCGATAAACGCATCGTCGTCACTCCACGGAGTATATTTTCGGTAATTTTCTTTACCTGATACATAATCGTCATAATCAACGCAACGAATTCTACCAATCCCTTTTGGGTCATTGTTATCAATACAAATACCTAAATCTATTATCTTCATGATGTTTTTCTCTTTTCTATTTCTTCAACAATTTTAGCATGTATTTCTTCAATTGCCTCCATATGTTTTGTTAGGTTGATTGCCATTACCTTCGCTTTTTCATATTCTTCAAACAAAAAAGATTCGACATCAATCAAATCTTTATTTGATTTACTATCGACATTATTAATGATATTTAAAAATTTATCTTTTTCCATATTAAATCTTTTTACCAACTCCTGAAATTATACCTGGTGGTATAACCGCACCACCTGTCGGTCCGGGTAACGCCCCTCCTTTTAATACTATCTGTACAAAAGAATTGGTATCTTCTTCCTCTGTATGTCCATCTATAATTGATTTGACAGCCGATAGTAAGTCATTGTCCTCACCAAATATTGGACCTGTCGGTATTCCCGCATTTGACATTCTTTCACTAATGTTCAAAAACGCTCTTTCTTTACTATAACCCGAACTCAAGTCTGCCGTGAACAGTAGTATTGATGGAATCGTTATCGGACCCTTCATATTAATTGCAGCTTCAATGGTGGATAAAATTGCTTGAAATATTTCAAAACAACTACCTACTTCAGTTTCTTGTATTTTTTTCAATAACGCAATTAATGACGTGACAATTAAAAGGTATCTTTTATATTTTTCTTTTAAAATTTTAGAAACCAATTTTGTTACAAATGCAATCAAATCAATTTTAACAAGTTTCCAAAATTCTTGAATAAATAACCAAAATAAATCTTTGACAATATTGAATATTGCTTTATTGAATTTTCTTACTAATTCTTTAATGTTAATAACGGATGATAGTATAAGGGTTTTAAAGTATTTGTATAATATGATTAGTGGTAAAAATAACTTAGCGGATAAAACTGTCATTATTAATGCCTTTGGTAAACTTAAAATAAAATTATTCAAAAGGTTATTTAATAAGTCAGAAATTGATAATGAACCGTCTGATTGTTCACTAGCATCTGTGGCCACTTTATTTAGTGTCTCGTCTATTGCTTTTTTCGGGTCTTTATTCTTAATCAAATAAACAAAATCCTCTATATGATTATCGTCCGCCTCGATTTCAAAATTATAACAGTCTTTAAAACGTAACACCCTTCTATATCTCAAATCCTCATCATCTAAATCAATACCCTCAACGTCATCAAAATCAAAATAAAATTCAATATCTTCTTCATTTTGGTCGAACATATTGACGGCATTTTGATTCTTTAATTCATCTTTTTTATTATCTGAACCACATACCGCCAATAACTTCTTTAGAAGTCGGTCAACATTATTTAATGCTAAATCAAATTTTCTTGATTTTCCACAATTACTTCCACCCTGAATCGTAAGTAACATTGCCGTTTTGGCGATGTCCGTTATTTCAGGAAATTCCATAGAAGAATAATAATCGGAAATAAAGTCCTGTACATTAATTCCCACAGGGTTTCCTTGGGTAAGACCCGTCAATATAAAATGTTGATTTGAGGTGTCCCATTTTGCATTAAATAATGTTTTATTATTATTTGATACAAAACTATAGGAACCTCCACTAAATGCAGTATATAGTTCCCTGTTTACTTTTTCTTTATTTCTATCGGGACTTTTTGGTTCGTATATAATTTGACCACATGAACTTTCGGGGTCGATTGTGAGAATATCTAATAAATCAAATTCTTCAGGTTTTAGATTTATCGTATCTCCTGTTATTGTTCCGTTGGTACCACAAATACCATCACCCATGAATAGTGCTTCGGATAATCTTTTAATAACAATTTCTTTAGCGGAATCTAATGTTTTTTCTGCGGCAGTTAAAGAATGTTGTTTTAACCTTTTTTTGGTTTTATTTTTCTGTGGATTTACTGTAGTACCGCTTTGTACGGTATCGGTTTCGGAACCTGAAGATTTTTTGTCTGTACCTAAAAACTGTTCAACAACTTCAATTATTTCACCAAAGATGTCTTTTTTGTTTTCTTTTTTTTGTGCTCTTTTTTCTTTTAAAGCATCTAATTTTTTACCAACAAAATCATTTGATGATGGTATGTTTTTTAAATACTTATCCGCGACGTTATCTACCGCTTTCTTCGGGTCGTCGTTGATTTTCTTAATTGCTTCAATCTTGGATTGAAGTTTCTTTTTGGTATTTTTTAGTTTGCTCATTACGTTCTATAAGTTCCCGTTTTCGGTTCATCGTCAGAGTCGTTCATTAACTTTTCTAAAATAACTCTATCCTCGTCGGTTAATTGGAGTTTACCTCCACCGGCACTCGGACCCGAACCTTGGGTTTGCTTTAGTAACGCACTCTGAAGTTTAACCAATGAGATTTTCTTTTCGGTACAGTCATTTAATATCTTCTGTTGTTCCTTAATTACAGGTCCGATTACACTCATATCTTCAGCATCCTTCATGAAGGTTAACATTTTTTTGGTAATCATAGATGCAGTATTCTTCTGTTCCACAATATCATTGTAGATTTCTTGCATCAGTGCCAATGCTGAATCGGTGTCAAGGGATATTAAATTTTTCCTTTCTCTCATACTCTATAAATAGGGTTATTCTTAATTTA